CCCTACCTTTATTGAAGATTTATTACTTCTTGAAAACAGAGACAGAAGTTATGATTCCGATGTGTACCAAATGCGTGGTGTTTATAATATCCAAGATATCGACTTCGATTTAAGTCAATTCGGCTTATTCCTACAACAAGATACTTTATTCATTACGTTCCATTACAATAACATGATTGATACAATGGCACGTAAGTTGATGGCTGGTGATGTTATTGAAGTTCCCAACTTAAAAGATTTTCACCCACTAGATACATCTATACAAACTGCATTGCCGAAATTGTATGTAGTGCAAGATGCATCATTTGCCAGTGAGGGTTTTAGCCAAACATGGCAACCACACTTATGGCGTGTTAAAGCGACTCCACTAGTAGGTAGTCAAGAATACAAAAGTGTTTTGGATATATATGCCAACCCTGCTGATGCGGATGGAAATATATGCGATAGTGTAGATAGTATTAATATAACCGTCGATAGTGATTTATTCACAGCAGATGATTATTCTGCGGGAACAATTAACGACTTAATAAGCACACATAATAAGAATACAGAAATTAATGAGGCAATTGTAACACAAGCAGTTGCTGAGTTACCACTTAGTGGTTACGATGTTAGTAAATTCTACATAGAACCTGTCGGGGGTGATAATATTCCCGATGATAGTCATGGAGTCTCGGTTGACAACACGTTGCATACTGCTGACTCGGACAAAACCAAAGCAGACAAGTCATCAATAACACCTGTCGCCAATGGTTGGTTAACCGGATACCTAACAGGTAACTCACTACCACCAAATGGCTTACCCGTCACACCAGGTACTGTATTTCCATCGAATGCATTAGTAGGCGACTACGTACTTCGTTTAGACTACTTCCCAAATAGATTATTCAGATTCGATGGCAACCGTTGGCTAAAGGTAGAAGATAACGTTAGAACCAATTTAACACCAGGTGCATCAGATAACAAGACACAACGTAGTGGGTTTATAAATAACACAGATACATTAAGAACTAAAGAACGCGGTGACATTCCTACATTACAAGGTCTTAGTGATTTGTTACGACCATCAGCAGATAATTAGAGAACAATATGGCAACACAATTCCATTACGATGCACAAATTAGACGATTTCTATTACAATTCACTAGAATGTTCAGCCATTACCAAGTGGAGTACGGGAAAGATGATACAGGAAATCCAACATACTTAACTGTACCTGTTAGATACGGTGATGCATCTCGACAAGTACAACACATAATTCAGAATAACTCACAAAGTAGCATTTTGAACGTTCCGATGATGTCATTTCATATTAGTGGATTGGTTTACGCAAGAGATAGAGTACAAGACCCTCAGTTCGTTGGTAAGATACAAGTTAGACAACGCGAATACAATAGCAGCACAGAGACATACGAATCAACACAAGGCAATGCGTTCACAGTCGAAAGAGCAATGCCTTCTCCTTATGATTTAAATATATCATTGGATATATGGACTAGTAATACTCAGCAGAAATTACAAATAATTGAACAAATATTACCACTATTTAATCCAAGTTTGGAAATACAAAGCACTGATAACTATCTTGATTGGACAAGTTTAAGTGTAGTTGAACTCAATGATGTTAATTGGAGTTCACGTTCGGTTCCAGTAGGAACAGATGAACCAATAGATGTTGCTACATTACAATTTACAGTTCCTATTTGGATTAGTTTGCCTGCACGTGTTACTAAGATGGGTGTTATCCATAAAATCATATCTAGTGTGTTTGATGACAATGACATTGCCAATTTTGACCCATTGAATAGTGATGACATACTATTAGGCACCAGAGCAAAAATTACACCACATGGTTATCAACTATTACTAATAGGAAACCAACTACAGATTCTCAAAGCAAACGACACAGAAGATGTTAAAAATACATCATTTGACCCGGTAACAACACAAGTTAGTAATGTTAGTTGGAAAGCAGTAATAGAGGAATACGGCGAACTTAAAAGCGGTATTAGTCAAATGAGATTAACAAACGATACTACAGGCAATGAAATAATAGGAACAATTGCATTTCATCCAACGGATGACAATATTATGCTATTCACGGTTGATGTGGATACCGTTCCCGCGAATACAGTATCCGCAATTGATGCGGTTGTGAATCCACTTAGAAGTGGACCAGGTGTTCTCAATGGAACTACAGTGTTTCCTAGTGCTACTGCAGGCCAACGATATCTACTAACGGAAAGCACAGGAGATGTTAATAATCCATCAAATGACGTTGCTACTGCTTGGAAAGGTACAAACGATGTGCAATTGATAGCAAACACAAACGACATCATTGAATACAATGGTTCTAATTGGGATGTTGTGTTTGATTCGAGTAACTCATCTAATAAAGATTACGTCACTAACGTAACAACTGGTCTGCAATACAAGTGGAATGGTACACAATGGATACGTTCTGTTGAGGGTGTTTATCCAGGCGGTGAATGGAGTTTAGTATTATAAAAGAAGCGGTTGGTATATGGTTTTTTGCACAGAATACCCAACGGTATTTGTATTTACTAAGGGATGATATTAAGTATCCTGAACGTTGGGGGTTACCCGGCGGAAAGATAGAAAACGGCGAAACTCTCATGGATGCAATCATTAGAGAATGCACTGAGGAAATGGGAAGTATGCCATTGTACACAAAATTAATACCAATTGAAAAGTTCACAAGTCCAAATAATAACTTTTACTACCACACATTTTTCTGTTTATTAGATGACGAATTTATACCATTAATAAATCACGAGCACATCGGATATACATGGATTGATAAAGGAATTATCCCCAAGCCATTGCACCCTGGATTATGGGCTACATTGAAAATTGATGATATTTACAAACGAATTAAAACAGTAGAAGAAATTTACAGTTGATGGCAATGAATAAACAATAATGATGCATGCTAATCAGATGAGTTAATGTCAATTAATGACGAGAAATTATTATTATACTCAATGGGAGTAAGAAATAATAAAATAGATGGGGATTTAAACCTATGACTCACGAACACACTAATGCAATCATTGCCTGATAATTTAACTGTACATGGGAATATAAATCACACGAATACACCAAGCCTAGTCAAAGATAACTTACCAAGTACGTTAGTGGTTAAAGGGAAGATTATATATTAAGAAATATCAGCGTACGATACGTACTCTTGTATTGACATCGAATCAACATTGGGTAGGTATTTCCAACTTTCAGGCATTTCCCCATGTTTGCGCACATGATGAAATTTAACAGTTGAGTAAGTTTTCATAACTTCATTGACTGAATTAATCATCTTTATTTGTTCTATTGCATTATCGTTGAATTGGTCGTACCCAAATAAGAATATTTCTTTGTGTTCATCAAAGCAAGCAAGCCATACTGCAGTTGCATGTGGGGTTGTTCTTGTACTTTGTGGGATTAAATAAAATGCACCCTCGTTGTTTAAGCACCCTTTGGTAGATGTATATACAATGTTATCTACGTCATACCCAATGGATTTAATATCATCTAATGTATCTTGATTCAACGCAACTAAAAAATCACATTTAAGTTTTTTATAAACATCTTGTACACCATATACCTGCATACTAAGACTGCCAAGTAACCCACCTATATGTCCTTCTAAACGGTTCAGTAAGAAACCTTCAATACTTGTCCCATCAGCGATACATGTCGCTCTATCACTAACATGCTTATTTGATATTGGGGTTTCAACCCATTCACGTTCTTGTTCTTTCTTACCGTCTTTGAAAATTGTATTAGTAATTACGAATTCACCATCATAATCACTTCTATATAATTCTGATATCATCTAACACCAACCAATGCAGTTGTTGTTTGGAATTGTCCAAGTCTTGGCATAGTTAAACCCATAGTTTTTAATAATTCTAATACTTGATGTATTTATATATTTATATTGACATGTATCACACCAAAATTCCACGAGGTGTCAAAACTTGCTTCGCCGTATTCAACATTATCACCAACTATAAATGGGTTTTTTTTACCAGCGCGATTTATAAACCCACTATTCGGTTTTGGTTGTACATAAGCCATTGGTACCCCATTTACCAAGAAATTAATACGCGATTTACCATACTTTTCCAATGTTATATCAGCAATATCTTCAGGAAGCATCTGCATTGGTTGATGTTTAAATTTTTTTCCATTAGAACTTATTGTGATAATTGAGCAATCAATGGTGGTGTTAGCGTGATATCCATCCTTTAGAATTTCTATTTTTTCTTCCAATGGTTTATTATCCCAATCAATAATAACCTTATCTCTTATAAAATCAATAAAATTATCAACAGTAGCAACATCTCGCGTTCTATCCCAAGTTGTGTATTTACTATTTGGCAAATACATACACTTACCTCTTTTTACATACATCTCTACAAGATATGATGGCAAGACTCTTGAATATTCTTTGTAAATATCTTTTATACTTTCGATAGTTAAAAAGTTTTTACCAGATGGACTGTATGTGTTGTGGTTGTTATACTTTACAGAAAATCCATGTATTATCTTATCACCGTTGCATATCAGAACATCAGAAGGTCCACCCAATAAATCATTCTGCGTTGCCATAAGTGATACATAGTAATTCGGTAGATTTTTCCATTGTGCATCAAGTAACGAAATACTTTCATCCATAAGATTAATAGAATCCATTATTTTATCAGTCTGTGGATGGATATTAATAACCTCATTCAAGAACTCAGTTTGCTGTTGTTTACCCATAAACATATACGCAACTGCAAACTCATACCGAATACCAGTGTTTACATTTGTTGCTAATTTTTCATAGTCATTTTTATATAACATTCTAAGTTTCGTTTATGAAATTTAGAATATTTATATAACATATTTTGATAGACGATAAAAAAGGGAAACCGAAGTTTCCCCTTTTAGTAATTGAACAACGGGAACCTAAATTCCCATTGCAATTAGTAGATTGTTATACTCTACCAATAACCACTTCGATAACGCCTTCGCCACCATTGAAGTCTTCAATCGCCTTACCAATTACAGAACCCATCTTAGGGTCTGCTTCAGCGCGAGCCATGCCGTTACCAGCACTTACCATCATGTCACCTTTTTGTACTGCACCAGTTACTTTACATGGAACGCGTCCTTGTAATGCAACAGCGGCTTTAGTACCTTCTAATGAACTATTCATCAAGTAAGCAGGGTCAGTTGAAACAACACCAGCAATGCGACGGTCACCGTCTTCATTACATTGTGTTACTTCTGCATCACCACCAAAACAAACCACTGTACCGGCTTCGTAATCAGCATCTGCTGAGTAGTTCTCCGCTAAGTCAGCGTATTGTGCTGATGATGCTGTACCATATAACGTACCACACTGCATATCTGCATCAGAGTGCGTAGCACCATCAGTTGATGTAGTTGCTCTCCAACGGTCTGAACTTTCTTCCCACACCATGTACGCATCAGTTGCCCCACGCTCTGCTTGTAAACCGATATAAGTTGCCGTAGCACCCGAGTTACCAGAAGCACATTGGATAATTGCATCAGATACTGCTAAATTAGTAGTATCAATTGTAGTAGTTGTACCATTAACTGTTAAGTTACCACTTAATGTTAAATCAGTAAATGATGGACTTGCATCCAAGTTAACTGTAACAGTGTCACCAGTCATACTAGTGTTAACGTTTGTTCCACCAGCAATAACAAGCGTATCAGAACCAACAGTAATAGTACCTGTTCCACTATCACTTGACATAGCCATACCAATACTATCAACGTACAATTTGTTAGCAGCATCTCCGTTAGCAGTACAAGTAGCAATATCAGCAACCTTTTCACCGTTCATTGTAAACGCATTTGAAACTGAAATTGAATTACCATCACTTGATGTCATGTTCTTACCAGCCATCATTTGGAATGTACCATTCAGTTCAATTGTTCCGCCGGTTGCAGGTGTTAAACCTATATCACCTGAACCAGTTGTTTGGATGTCAATGTTCTGATTTACATCAGCACTAAATACAATTGTTCCTGAGTTATCTTCGATAACTTTTTGACCGTTCACATATAATGAACCAGGGCCAATGTACACATCTTGCCACATCTTTGATGCACTACCCAATGAATGTACGTTATCTGTAGCAGGAAGCAAATCCGTATCAATCGAGATACTCGATGCAGAACCTGAAGA